TTAGCGCGGGGACGACGAAACATCCGCCTGGCGCTCCATCTCGGCGATGTCCTCGTCGCGGTAAAAATCATCGTGGGCGATGTGGCGGCACTCGTGGGCGGCGCTGGTGAGCTGCTGGCCGCGGGAGAGGCGGGCGTTGAGATAGACGGAGAAGGTGCCGTCGTCATTGGGCGTGACCATGCCGCCGGCGCGGCAGTCGGGGAAATCCACCACGTAGATAAAATAGTCAGATCCTTCAATTGGCATTGCGCAGACTCCTTACAAAATCGGCATAGGCCCGAATCTCCTCCTCGCTCATGTCCCGGAGGCTGTGGAGCAGGGCACGGGTGGCGCCGCTGCTGCGAAGCTGCTCCAGCAGGCGGCGCTCGCTGTCATCGGTGGTGTCGCCGTGCATGACCCGGTCCAGGGGCTCCCCCAGATGGTCGGCAATCTTCTCGCAGGTGGACACCGACAGCGTGGCGGCACGGCCGTTTTTCAGATTGGACAGAGCGGATTTGCTGACGCCCGCCTCCTCGCACAGGCGGCTGGGCGTGGTGCCGTGGAGCGCACAGAGGCTCTTGATATTGTCGTACAAATTAAACATATCGGCTCCCTCAGTTTTGAACAGATTTCACAAAGTTCATATTAGATGCACTCTTTCCCCTTGACAGTTCATTCTAAATGCACTATTATGCACCCACAAGTTCACTAGAAATGCACTTTTTCTTTGTGGTCGCCATTATAGTACATAAAAACTGCACTGTCAACGATTTTTATCGAAAAAGGGAAAAATGTGTCGAAGCCAGGGGCGACAGCGCTGTTCTCCGACGGCGACAGGCACAGTGTACCATCCCGGGAGGGCGAAAAAAAGGACAGTGGGGCGAGGAACGCAGGGAAAAAGCGGGAACGGAGAAAGGAGTGACGGCCATGAGCCAGAAAAAGTATCGATTCCGGGACAGGAGCGCCGACGTGGTGTGCCCCTTCTTCCACAGCCACAGCCGGGCCACCATACGCTGCGAGGGCAGCGAGGACGGCACGGTGGAGACCACGGCGTATCCCCGCAGCGCCGATTTGCAGCAGAAGATGACGGACTTCTGCTGCTGCGACAGCTACAAGCGGTGCTACCGCTACGCCACGGTGATGTACGCCAAATACCCGGAGGACGAAGCGTGAGGCCGGCACAGTGGGCGGCGGCCCGGCGCGCATACGAGGCCGGGGAGACGGCGGCGGCGGTGGCGGAGAAGTACGGCGTGACGGCACAGTCGGTGTACCGGCACATCCGCAGCGAGGGGTGGGGGCAGCGGCAGGAAGGGCAGACGCGGCAGAGCCGGATGGAGATGCTGTACGACGCCATCCTCACCCGGCTGGAGGCGGCGGTGGCGGAGACGGAGGGCAGCGAGGCGGACAAGCTGGGGAAGCTGCTAACCGCCGCGGAGAAGCTGGACAAGCTGTGCGGCGAGCCCACCGCCACAGCCATCCAGGTGGAGCTGGGGGAGGCAGAGGAATATGCAGAGTGAGGAGCTGGGGGCGCTGCTGCACATTGACCCGCCTAACCCCAAGCAGCAGCAGTTTCTCACCGCCACGGAGCGGCACGTGGCCTACGGCGGGGCCCGGGGCGGCGGCAAGAGCTGGGCGGTGCGCACCAAGGCCGTTTTGCTGGCGCTGCGGTGGCCGGGCATCAAGATACTGATCCTCCGGCGGAGCTACCGGGAGCTGATGAACAACCACGTCGGCTTTTTGCGGCGGCAGCTACACGGCATCGCCGTGTACCACAGCACCGACAAGGTGTTCACTTTTCCCGGTGGCAGCACCATCGCCATGGGCTACTGCGCCTGCGACGGCGACCTGGACCAGTACCAGGGGGCGGAATACGACGTGATTTTCATCGACGAGGCGGGACAGCTGATGCCGGAATGGATCGAGCAGCTCAACGCCTGCGTCCGGGGCGTCAACGATTTTCCCAAGAGGGCCTACTACACCCTGAACCCCGGCGGCCCGGCCCACGGGTACTTTAAGCGGCTGTTTATCGACAGGCAGTTCAGGGAGGCGGAGCGGCCGGAGGAATATCGCTTCATCCAGGCGCTGGTAACAGACAACACGGCGCTGCTGCGCGCCCAGCCGGAATACGTGGCACAGCTGCGCACGCTGCCGCCCCACCTGCGGCAGATGTGGCTGGAGGGGCGGTGGGACGTGGGGGCGGGGCAGTTCTTCGCCGAGTTCCGGGACGACCCGGCCCACTACGACGACCACCTGTTCACCCACGTCATCGAGCCGTTTCAGATCCCGGCGGGGTGGAGCGTGTACCGCAGCTACGACTTCGGGTACAACAAGCCCTTTTCCTGCGCCTGGTGGGCCATGGATGAGGACGGGGTGGCCTACCGCTTTTTGGAGCTGTACGGCTGCACCGAGACGCCCAACGAGGGGGTGCGCTGGGCGCCGGAGCGGCAGTTTCGGGAGATCGGACGCATTGAGCGGGAACACCCCTGGCTGCGTGGCCGCACCATCCGGGGCGTGGCGGACCCGGCCATCTGGGACAAGTCCCACGGCGAGAGCATCGCCGAGACGGCGGGGCGGTGCGGCGTGTGGTTTCAGAAGGGGGACAACCAGCGGATTCCCGGATGGATGCAGATGCACTACCGCATGAGCTTTGACGGCCAGGGGCGGGCCCAGCTGTACGTATTCAAGACGTGCAGGGCCTTTATCCGCACCATTCCCCTGCTGCTCTACGACAGCCGCCGCCCGGAGGATTTGGACACCGACCTGGAGGATCACGTTGCCGACGAGAGCCGGTATTTCTGCATGATGCGGCCCGTGGCCGCCCGGCCCATCGAATCGCCCAAGCCCCGGCTGTTCGACCCGCTGGCGGAGGGCACGGTACCACGGCGCAACGCCTTTGGGCGATGATGCGCCCCCATTCCGGAAAGGGGCTCTGCGGGCCCCATCACAAGAGGAGGTATTATGTCAACTAAAAAATTCGATTCCCACACCGCTGCCGCCCCGGAAGCGGCGGAGACGGCGCTGCCCATCGGCAAGGAGCAGGTGCGGCAGGCCATGGAGACGCTGCGGCGCTACAAACAGGGCAAGGCCAACCTGGAGCAGCGGCTCATTGACAACGAGCAGTATTGGAAGCTGCGGCACTGGCAGCAGTACCGCGCCGGCAACGGCGGCGACCCCCAGCCCGTCAGCGGGTGGCTGGTGAACGTGATATTGAACCGCCACGCCGACGCCATGGACGCCTACCCCCAGCCCACCTGCCTGCCCCGGGCGGCAGACGATGAGCCGGAGGCCGCCACGCTGAACCAGGTGCTGCCGGTGATACTGCGGAACTGCCGGTTTCGCCAGACGTACAGCCGTGTGATGTACGACAAGCTGAAATCCGGCTGCGGGGCCTACGGCGTCTTTTGGGACAGCCGGAAGCTCCACGGCCTGGGGGACATCGCCATCCGCCGGGTCAGCCTGCTGAATCTCTTCTGGGAGCCGGGCATTGAGGACATCCAGGACAGCCGCAACGTGTTCTGCGTGGAGCTGTGCCACAAGGAGGATTTGGTCAGCCGCTATCCCCAGCTGCAGGACAAGGCGGTGGGCGGCAGCGGCGAGGTGAGCCACTATCTCTACGACGACCAGGTGGACGTGACGGACAAGGCGCTGGTGGTGGACTGGTACTACCGCAAGGGGGACAGGCTGCACTACTGCAAGTTCTGCGGCGACGAGGTACTGTTTGCCACCGAGAACGAGGCGCGCTACGGCAGCTCCGGGTGGTATAACCACGGGCGGTATCCCTTTGTGCTGGACACGCTGTATCCCGAGGAGGGGACGCCCTGCGGCTTCGGCTACGTGGACATCTGCAAGGATCCCCAGAAGTATGTGGACGTGCTGAACCAGGCCATTTTGAAGAACACCATCGCAGCGGCCACGCCCCGGTTCTTCATCCGCGCAGACGGCAGCATCAACGAGGAGGAGTTCGCCGACTGGACCAAGCCCTTTGTCCACACCGACGGGGCACTGGGCCAGGACGCCATTTTGCCGGTGCCCACCGCCCCCCTGCCCGCCACGGCGCTCCACGTATTGCAGCAGAAGGTGCAGGAGATGCGCCTCACCTCCGGCAACACCGACAGCGCCACCGGCGTGGCCACCGGCGCCGTGACGGCGGCCAGCGCCATCGCCGCGCTGCAGGAGGCCAGCGGCAAGCTGAGCCGGGACATGAACGGCACCACTTACGACGCCTTCGAGGAGGTGGTGCTGCTGTGCATCGAGCTGATGCGCCAGTTCTACGACGCGCCACGCACCTTCCGGGTGGTGGGCGCAGACGGCGAGAGCGGCTTCATCCGCTACCAGAACAGCGGCCTTGTGGGGGCCGAGGACAGCGCCTTCGGCGTGGCGCTGGGGGCCCGGGCGGCGGAGTTTGACATCGACGTGGCGCCCCAGAACGAGAGCCGCTACACCACCGCGGCCTACAACGAGCTGGCTATGGCGCTGTACAGCGGCGGCTTCTTCGACCCCGGCAGGGCACAGCAGGCGCTGGCCTGCCTGGAGATGATGGACTTCAAGGGCAAGGAGGCGGTGGCCCGGCGCATCCGGGAGGGGGCCATGGAGACGGCGGACGCAGCCATGACGGCCGGCGTCCTGCGGCCCGGTGTCAACTGGCCCACCGGCGGCGAGGACGACGCCGTTTTCCGGGCCAGAAGCTCGGTACATCAGGCCACCCGGCCCCGGTGAGGGCCATGATCACCGTGACGTATGACCCGCCGGAGATGGTGTTCTGGGGCCATGCCGGGTATGCAGCCAGAGGGCAGGACATCGTGTGTGCCGCCGTGTCCGCCCTGTACGGCACATTGGCGCTGCAAGACGGCGTGGCCACGGCGGGCAACCGGGCGGTGAGCCGCAGCCGGGCGGGAGAACAGGCCATGGCCATGATTTGGCGCGGGGTGAAAGCCCTGGCGGAGCAGTACCCCCGCCACATCACCGCCGTGGACGGCACAAAAGGAAATCGCCTCCCCTGCGAGGCGGGAAAGGAGACAACACATGGAAGATAACACCACCCAGACCCAGGCGGAGAGCCTGGAAACGGCGGCGGAAGCAGCGGCCCCTACGGCCGGGATGGCTCCTCCCGCCCCGCAGGAGGCAGCGACCCCGGCGGCAGAGCCGGCGGAGGACCCCGCCTGGCAGGCCATCGCCCGGGAGGCGGCGGCGCTGCGGGAGGACTACCCCACCTTCGACCTGGAAACGGAGATGGCGGACCCCCAGTTCGGCATGCTGCTGGCCACCCTCAACGGCCTGGGCTGGCCTGACGCATTGCGCACCGCCTACCAGGCGGCCCACCATGAGCAGATTATGGCCAGCGTGCTGGGCTATGCCGTGGCACAGGCCCGCTCCCGTATGGCGGACAGCATCCGTTCCGGCCAGGCCAGGCCCGCCGAGACCGGCAGCGGACCGGCGGTTACCGCCGGTACCGACCCCACACGCATGACGGCGCGACAGATAGAGGACGTGCGCCGCCGGGTGCTGCGGGGAGAGAGAGTTTCATTTTGAAAGGAGAAAACAACATGCACAATTTCATGGATCTCCAGCGCTTTGCCGAGGGCGGAACGCTGGTGAACGCCACCAACCAGTACGTGAACGCCTATGACGGCACCTACGAGGCCTTTTCCGGCAGCAACACCCTGTCGCCGGAGAACAAGACCTTCTACAACACCGCCCTGCTGGAGAACGCCAAGGCGGAGATGGTACACAGCCAGTTCGCCAAACGCACTCCCCTGCCCCGGGGCAACGGCAAGACGGTGGAGTGGCGCAAGTTCAACACCATCGCCCCTGCCTCCCAGCTCACCGAGGGCGTGATCCCCACCGGCCAGAAGCTGGGCATGTCCACCCTGACCGACGAGGTGAGCCAGTACGGCACCTACGTGGCCATCTCCGACATGCTGGACCTGACCGCCATCGACCCTGTGGCCATGGAAGCCCAGGTGGAGCTGTCCGCCTCCGCCGGACGCACCGAGGATGAGCTGTGCCGCAACGACCTGATGACCGGCACCAACGTGCTGTACGCCCAGAAGATGGTCAGCGGCGTGGCCACCGACGTGTCCCAGCGCAGCGGCCTGGACATGACCGCCGTGCTGACCCCCGACACCGTGAAGCGGGCCAAGACCAAGCTGAAAAAGCTTCACGCCCCCACCATCGACGGCAAGTACGTGGCCATCATCCACCCCAGCGTGGCCTACGATCTCACCTCCCACAAGGACTGGGTCGAGTACCACAAGTACGCCGGTACGAAGGAGATCTTCTCCGGCGAGATCGGCGAGCTGGACGGCGTGCGGTTCGTGGAGTCCACGCAGGCGAAGGTGTTCCGTGGCGCCGACCTGGCCTCTAATAGCCGCACTCTGGCTGTCAATGCCGCCGATGGCCTGACTGCTGCTACCACCATCCCCTTTGACGGCGGTACTGTTGCGCAGGGCGCTCTCGTTGGCCGAAAGCTCCTGATCGGCAATAAGGTTGTGACGGTGGTATCCAATACCGCCTCTGCCATCACCGTAGGTAGCGCAGACGCTGTGACCTGCGCCGACAACACCGTGATTTATCCCGGTGAGGCTGGCGCTACCGGCCTGAGCGTGTACGCCACGCTGTTCCTGGGCAAGGACGCCTTCGGCTGCATTGATTTGCAGGGCGGCGGCTTGCAGATGATTCTCCACAGTGCCAGCGAGGCAGGCGGCCCCCTGGACCAGTTCAGCACCGTGGGCTACAAGCTGACCACCAACGGTGCCAAGGTGCTCTATGAGGACCGCATGGTGCGGGTGGAGAGCTGCAGCCACTATTCCGGCGAGGACGTGGCCAACTGACGCCACCGGGCGGAGCGGTCGTAACCGGGCGCTCCGCCCTATTTTTATCAAAAAAGGAGGATGTTTCCATGTCTGAAAAGAAAAACGCCCAGGTGTACGACCCCTGGGAGGAGATGCGGCAGGTGACGCTGCCCCGCCACAGCAAGAACGAGCAGAATTTCCAGTGGGTCAGCGTCAACGACCGGCACTTTCAGATTCCCCGGGACGGACAGAGCCACGACGTGCCCCTGCCCATCTATGAGGTGATCATGCACTCCCGGGCCATGGCGGATTTCGCCGCCGACCGCAGCGAGGCCATGATGGCGGAGCTGAAGCGCTCGGCCAAGGAGAGCGAGCAGGAAGTGTAAGGAGGGGACGCTATGACGGTAAACCAAGTGCTGACGGCCCTGGACGAGCTGACGCCCAACACCTTCTCCACCGAGCGGAAGCTACAATGGCTCTCCGCCCTGGAGGGGCAGCTTTACGAGCAGGTCATCACCCGGCATGAGGGCACGGAGGCAGACGCCCCGGGGCCGCTGCTGCCGGAAACGGTGTTGCAGGTGGCCGACCCCTACGCCGAGGTGTACACATTGTACCTCCAGGCCAAGGTGGCCCAGGCCAACAATGAGACGGAGCGGTTCAACGACGCGGCTGCCGCCTACGACAGCGCCCTGCGGAACTACTGCAACGCCCTGCGCCGCGCCCATATGCCCGTCAGTGACGCCACACGGTGGAGGGTACTGTGATGGAGCAGATGGTGAGAATGCGGCAAAAGGGGGCCACGGTGCGGTTTTTGGACCGGTTTGGCGGCTTCTGCGCCACGGAGACGCCGGTGGCGGGTCAGTTTGCCTGGGAGGAAAATCTCTCCGCCCACCGCTACCCCGCCCTGTCCACCCGGCTGCCCCGGCGGGAGGTGAGCGTCACCGACGCCGGGGGCGGGCTGCTGGCGAAAGAGCACCTGTGGTACGTCAGCGGCAGCAAGCTGCGTCACGACGACGTGGCGGTGGAGCTGGGACTGACGGAGGGCGAGAAGCAGATGGTGTCCATGGGGGCGTATCTGCTGGTGTGGCCCGACAAGAAATATGTGAACACGGCGGACGTCACCGACTGCGGCAGCATGGAGCAGGTGAACACGGTGGCCTCCGCGGTGGTGACGCTGTGTGACCGGGGCGGCAGCGACATCACCTGCACCCGCTCCGCCACCGCCCCCGCCAACCCCACCGGCGGAGAGCGGTGGCTGGACACCTCCGTGACGCCGCCGGAGCTGAAGGCATGGCGCAGCGACAGCGCCGCCTGGGAGGTGGAGAGCCCCACCTACGTGAAGCTGGCCTCCGCCGGCATCGGTGCGGGGCTGCAAAGCGGCGACGGGCTGGAGGTGTCCGGCTTCAGCGATGAGAGCCTCAACGGCGTGTTCCCCGCCCAGGCGGCGGAGAGCGGCTTTGTGGTGATTCCGGGGATGGTGAGTTCCACCCTCAACTGTTACGGCCAGCTCACTGTGGCCCGGACGGTGCCGGATATGGACTTCGTGACGGAGTGCGACAACCGCATCTGGGGCTGCCGCTACGGCACGGTGGACGGGCGGCAGGTGAACGAGATCTACGCCTGCAAGCTGGGGGACTTCCGCAACTGGCGGTGCTATCAGGGGCTTTCCACCGACAGCTACGCCGCCGCCCGGGGCAGCGACGGGCCCTGGACCGGGGCGGTGACCTACGGCTCCCAGCCCCTTTTCTTCAAGGCCAACGCGTTGGAGAAGGTGTACCCCTCCGCCACCGGCGCCCATCGCATTGTGTCCCTGGGGTGCCGAGGCGTGGCGGCGGGGTGCCACCGCAGCCTGCAGATCGTGGACGAGACGCTGTACTATCTCTCGCCCCAGGGCGTGTGCGCCTACACCGGCTCTCTGCCCCGGGCGGTGTCCGCCGATCTGGGTCGGGTGGCCTACGACAGCGCCGCCGCCGGGGGCTGGGACGGATGCTACTACATCTCCATGCGCCGCAGCGACAACCACACCTGGCATCTTTTCACCTATGACGCCCAGCGCCGCATCTGGCACCGGCAGGACGACACCCACGCCGTCGCCTTTGCCCTGTGGGGCGGGCAGCTCTACTGCCTGACGGCGGAGGGAAAGCTCTTTGCCATGGACGGCGGCGACGGCGAGGCACCTATGGAGTGGGCGGCGGAGAGCGGGCCGCTGCAGGCCCGGTCGCCGGGCAGCCAGTACGTAAGGCGGTTCGTGGTGCGGTGTGAGACGAAGGGGCGGTTCCGGCTGCAAATCCGCTATGACGACGGCCCCTGGGAGAAGGGCGGCACCTACGAGGGCCACGGCCAGGCCAGCTTCGTGCTGCCGGTGCAGCCCCGGCGGTGCAGCGCCGTGTATCTGCGGCTCAGCGGCAACCGGCCCTGTCGGCTGGACGCCATCGCCGCCTACTGGGAAGGGGGCAGCGACCAGCTATGGTGACAGAGCGGTTTCCCCTGCCGCCGCCGGAATTGCGCAGCGGTGGGGATGATTTATACGACTATCTGTACCAGACGGCGGAGCGGCTGAACCTGCTGTTGCAGGATCTGACCGGGGTCACCGGGGAGGGCGGCGCAGGGGCGCTGGAGGCCACGCTGTCGGCCCGGGAGATCCGGGCGCTGGTGCAGCGCAGCCTGCAAAAGGCCGCCTTCAGCGGAGCGCAGATCACCGGCGGCGCCATCCAGGTGGGGCCGGTGTCCCTCTCCGGGGCGGTGAACGCCCCTGCCACCGTGGGCGACGCCACCGGCATGGCCACGGCGGCGCTGTCTGTCAGCGGTGGGGCGGCGGCCATCGACCTGGGGGGCGAGACGCTGGCACAGTACGTGGACCGCATGGTACACGAGACATAAAAAGGAGGTATTCCATTGACCAATTTATCCTATGGCAGTCGGGGCGACGACGTGGCCTCGCTGCAAAAGCAGCTCAATGCCGCCGGGTACAACCTGGCGGTGGACGGCATTTTCGGCGCGGCCACCGCTGCCGCCGTGCGGGATTACCAGAGCCGCAACGCCCTGGCGGCGGATGGCGTCGTTGGGCCGCAGACCATGAACAGCCTTTTTGAACGGGGAGGCGGCGTGGCCCATTACGAGTCGCCGGTGGGCGGACGGATGGCCACGCTGTATGAGACCATGACCAACCGCCCCGTCTTCACCTATGACCCGGAGAACGACGCGGTGTATCGCTACTACCGGCGGCAATACACCACCGCCGCCGCCCAGGCCCGGGACGACACCCTGGGCCGCACCGCCGCCCTCACCGGGGGCTACGCCTCCACCTACGGCCAGAGCGCCGCCCAACAGAACTATCTGAACTACATCAACAAGCTGTGGGGCGTGCTGCCCACGCTGTACCAGCAGGCCTACAACCGCTACCGCAACGAGGGCAACGACCTGCGGGCGGAGTACAGCGCGTTGCTGGCGGCGGACAAGGCGGCCTACCAGCAGTATCAGGACTACGTGAAGCAGTACCAGGCGGCCCAGAAGGCGGCAGCAGCGGCGACGAAAACCGCTTCCAAAACCACAAAGACCGCCAAAACCGCCAAGGCGGCCACCGTCTCCCGCCGGGGCGGCAACGCCGTGGCTATGACGGTGTGAAAAGGAGGGGGCGGAAATGAAGCTGACAGTAAACGGCAGCGCCATCCGCTGCCTGGAACGGAGCATCGTCACCACCGGGATGGCAGGCGCGCCGGTGGACTTCGCCTTTGACGAGGCGTGGGACGCCATCAGCGGGAAGACGGCGGTGTTTCGCTGCGGCGACGTGGAGCGGCAGATGGTGCTGGATGAAAACGGCGGGGCCGTGATTCCGGCGGAGGTACTGCACACACCGGGGCGGACGCTGTATATCGGTGTGTACGGCGCCACGGACAGCGGCGCCACCTGGCCCGCCCCCACCCCCTTCTGCGACTGCGGCGCAGTGCAGCTGGGGGCGGCGGTGACGGAGGAGGCGGCAGACATTACCCCTACCCTGGCCCAGCAGGTGCTGCTGGCGGCGGAAAGCGCCCAGGCCATCGCCCAGAGCGTGAGAGACGACGCGGACAACGGCGTTTTTGACGGTGCGGATGGGGCTGACGGTGCGGATGGGGCTGACGGTGCGGATGGCGCTGATGGCGCAGACGGTCACGGGCTGGTGATTATGGGGCTGTACGCCACACTGGCGGCGCTGCAAGCTGCCCATCCCACGGCGGCGGTGGGGGACGCCTACGCCGTGGGCACAACGGCGAGCAATGCAATCTATGTGTGGGACGGCAGCGGCTGGGTGAATCTGGGCAGTCTGGCGGGGCCACAGGGCCCCACAGGCCCCCAGGGGCCCAACGTCATCAATGCCGATACGGCCACCACCTTCAGCGGCGTGCTGGTGGGCAGCGGCGGCAGCGTCACCGTGCAGGCGGTGGACAGCGCTCCCGCCAGCGGCAGCGGCCATCTGGTGACCTCCGGCGGGGTGTATACCGCCCTCGCCGGCAAGCAGGACAAGGTGAAAAGCGGCAGCATCGCCCTTTCCGCCTCGTGGAGCGGCGCCGGGCCCTACACCCAGACGGTGACGGTGACCGGGGCGGCGGTGACGGCCAACAGTTTTGTGGATCTGCGGGCCGGGGCGGCGGCGCTGGCCCAGCTGGCTACCGACGGCGTGATGGCTCTGTTCATCGAGAACAACAGCGGCGTCCTCACCGCCTATGCCCTTGGCGCGGCCCCTACGGCGGCGCTGACTGTGGCGTGTACGGTTACGGAGGTGGTGTGACGTGAGCAACATCGGACTGCCCATTGTGGTGGGCGGCGGGGGCGTGGGAAATCAGCCTGAGCTGCTGTGGACCAATCCCAATCCCGGCAACTATTTCCTGTCCCAGACCGTGACTTTTTCCACCGGGTACGACGCCTATCTGGTGGAGTTTTCCTACTGCCCCGCCACGCCCAGTTACAGCGTCATGTACCTGCCGCTGGGCATCAGCTATGAGTACGCCTATTGCGTACACCAGTCCACCCGCATGAGCAACTGGTATATGCGGCAGATCAAATCCGTCAGCGACGGCGCGATCGATTTCGGCCCCGGCTCCGGCCCCAACGGCAACGCCAGCAGCCACAACGATTACGCCATTCCCACCCGCATCTGGGGCGTGAAATGGACGATTTGAGAGGAGAGAGACGATGAAAACGGAAACAAACGGCGCGGCGGCGGTGCTGGCCGCCTTCTGGGGGCTGGTGTGCTCCTACTGCATCAAAATCATGGTGCCGCTGATTGTGCTGCTGTGCGTGATGCTGCTGGACTACGTCACCGGCATGGCCAAGGCGTGGCACCGGGGGGAGCTGAGCAGCCGGGTAGGCGTCCGAGGCATCCTGAAAAAGCTGGGCTACGTGGTGACGGTGGCGGTGGCCGGGGTGATGGACTGGCTCATCAGCTACGGCCTGGCCCAGGCGGGCATTGATGTTCATCTGCCCTTTTTGCTGGGAATGATCGTGACCTGCTGGCTGATTATCAACGAACTGATTTCGATTTTGGAGAACGTTGCGGCCATGGACGGCCCGGTGCCCCCCTGGCTGGGACGGCTGCTGAACAAGCTGAAGCAGACCGTGGACGACAAGGTGGCGCCGGAGAAGGAGGCAACCGATGGCCTATAAAATCGCCCTGTCCCCGGAGGATCGCAGCACCAACACATACCATCCCCAGGCGCTGTACCGGGGCCGCAGCACAAACGAACAGGAGCAAATGCGCCGCTGCGCGGATTTGCTGGAAAAAGAGTTGGTCCGTTGCGGGTTTGAAGTGAAAAACATGCAGTACGGCAACATGTATGACCGGGTGAAGGACGGCAACAATTGGGGCGCCGACCTGTACATCGCCCTGCACACCAACGGCTTTGACGGCACCGTGGCGGGGACGCGGGTACACTGCTACCCCAGCGACAAATCCCGCAAGATCGGCAAGCTGATACAGGCGCGCATCGCGCCCCTGTCCCCCGGCGGGAGCGACAAGCTGGTGGAAAGCGCCACACTCTATGAGCTGAAAGCCACCAAGATGGCCGCCGTGCTGCCGGAGTTCGGCTTCCACGACAATTTGGCGGAGGCGCAATGGCTGATTGACAACATGGACGCCATCGCCGCCGAGACGGCCCAGGCGGTGTGCGACTATTTCGGCGTGGCCTACGGGGCGGAAACGCAAAAAACACCCGCCGTCACCTTTGAGGTGCGGCAGGTGGTAGAGGGCCAGGTGGTGCGGACGTGGACGCTGACGTGA